CTTACCTTCATTTTCAGGAGCAGCAGGATCTTTCACTACATAAATGTTTGCGTAATAAGAAAGTTTACGCTTACGATCACGAACAATATTCTGATTATCTTTACTTCCAGTATTCCAAAGTTCACGATTTGCTTCACAAATCGGACATTGACCCTTATTAGTAGTTAGGCAGTTATCAATCAACCAACCACCAGGTCCTTGAAATGCGTGAGACCAAACCTGTGCCCAAGGTAATTCACAACCAGAAGGAGTAGGAAGAAAACGAATTACAGCAGAACCAGTTCCACCTTTATCCATAGCAGGTTTCCAAAAACGATTATCATCCTTGGAACCAGTTTCGTTGAGTTTCTCAACTTGTTTAATGAGTTTCTCGGTCAAAGAACCCATCTTTGATTGCTTCTTTAAATCAGCAAATGACATTTATATTCTCCGTATTAATTGTATTGGGATGTGTTTGACGTATCAAGTATAACACGCATAAGGTCAGTCGTCAAGGGTATTTTCAAGTCCTTTAATAGTTCCTTCAAGCATTTTGAAAAAAGCATCAATACCTTCATTCTTATCAAATCCTATCAATTCAGCACAATCTAACATCTCTTCTTTCATTTTAATTGCATCTGGATCATCAGAAAGAGATAATCTAAAAACAAAAAGTTTTTCCTTTTCCAAAAATTCTTTCATCATTTGTAGATGATTTCTTTTTTGTTCGTTATCGTAAAAAGGAACAAGAAGCATATCATTAAATATTTGCCTTTGCATCTCATCAAGTTCTACTAAAGTCTCCCGAACCAATTCAGAATTAAAAAATCTAGTCACATTACAATCTCCTTGAGTAATGATTTATATTTTGCTACATCAATATTTAGAAAACACTTGTATTTCCGAATTCTCAAACTTACAAACTTCCAAATTGGATCTGTAAGTTTTTTATCAAAGTCTTTTACATATTCCAATATCATATCTAAAATAGTTAATGTTTCTAATGAAATTCCCTTCTGTAAATACTTTTTAATTATTTCTGGATGGGTTCCCGTTTTACATTCAAATATTTCATTAAAATTTTTCTTTGTAATAAAAACTTCTGCTTCGGTCATAAACAAATAAGAAAGACTTTGTGATTTCTTTAACCATTCGGTATAGATATCTTCACCATTACGAATTATATCACCAATCCATAGTCTTTCTGGATCATCACATTCAACAAAGTTTGCTACAAAATATGCTTTAACTTCATCATCACTTTTTTGACGGCTCATCTTTTCAAAGAAAAACCTATCCTTGCGTTTATAAAAACTTTCTATGGTTACTCTTGTTTTTCCATTATAAGTTATATAGTTGTATTTCTCTTTGGTGAAGTGGTTCTTAATTGCAATATAATTTTTATATACATCAAAATCAGTCACAAGGGCAGACGAGCTTTAGTAGTTTTCTTTAAGAAGTTAAGTTCTGTTGCATCATATCTCAACTTTTCTTTTAGTGGTTTAGATACTAGTTTAGATATTGAATCAATCTCAATATTATTGAGTTCACAATAATTTACAATTGCATCAATATAATTGATTTTAGTATCTTTTACTATATTCTCTATATCTTGGGAAAATTTTTGAGGACACAAAAACTTATTACTTAACTCTTCTTTGATTTCTTCATTCATACCGGTTAAATTAATACTTAATAAACATTCTAGTGGATTTAACATAATATTTAATAATGTAATATTTAGTATATGATATATTAGTCATATAGTCAAGAATATTGATCTAACATATCATTTGTGAATTTTTTAATATACTCAATTAAAAGTTTAATATACTTTTTAATATCTCGTTCTTCGTATACAACCAGTTCTCCATTCTCACAAGCCATTATAATAACTAGTTTCTTTGCTTCCAATCCAGTCCTTTCGTATAGCATACAACTATAAGCACAAGCTTGAACGAAATAATTTTCAATCCATTCTCTTGGTTTTGGTTTTGCAGAAGTCTTATAATCAATAATAGACAACTCACCATCAAACTCTGCAATAGTATCACAAGTTCCAGCAACACCCAAAACTTCACTATACAAAGCAGTCTCAACACCATAAATGGTACTTATTCTATGAAGAGCTGGTTTGATGGTCTCAAATAATGTAGGAGCAGGATCAGCAACTTCTGGTAGTTCCAAATTAGTAATATAGTTTTCTACAAGACTATGTAGATTGGTTCCTCTTGTTGTTGCTGCTTTAGTAATAGCATCTGCCTTTGCATTACCAACCTTTCGTCTCCAATCAACAAAAATTTGACGATTGAAATGACTAGTAACAGAAGTAATAGATACTAACTTTTTAGAAGTTTTTTCATTTAATATTGTGTAATACCTTACCCCATCAATCGTTTCTCTTTCTAATGGAGAAAGATCTAATTTAACGTGCTGAAAAATTATTTTAGATTTAGTTTCAGCACGTTCTTCAATACAAAATTCAGACATTATTTCCCCTATCTCCCTTTATTATAACAGATTGATATAGTTTCGTCAATATCTATAACTTTCACGAACTACATTATCAAATTTACATCCCCAATGATTTTTTGGCAATTACAAATTCTTTAACTAGTTGCGAACGACATATATCATCAACATCAAATTCAACTCTTTCAAAAGAAGGCATAATATCAATAATTTTTATGAAATCTAGAATTCCATTTTTCTCAGAAATTCTAACTAAATCACTTTGTTCTACATCACCAGCAAACATAATTTTTGTATTCTCACCAACTCTAGAAATTACAGAAAAACATTCATGAGCATTGAGATTTTGAATTTCATCTACAATAATAATACAATTATCAAGAGTAATTCCACGAATAAAAGAAGTACACCAAAATGAAATAGTATTTTGTGCTTTTATATTACCATAAAGCATATCAAAATCTGCATCAGAAGGCATCTGAAACATGTATTTCACCATATTTTTGTATGGTATTTCAAATAAAGACTTCTTATCATCTTCACCGCCAGGCATAAACCCAATCTCTCGGGTTTGAACTAATGAACGAATGATGTATATTTTTTCATAAGGAGTAGTTTCATCCAATACATCCTGAAGAGATTTATATAATAATGAAAAAGTTTTTCCTGACCCAGGAACCCCAAGAGCAAAGATATTCTTTCCTTTAGTATATGCATCAAAAAGTTTTTTTTGATTTTCAGTTAATGGTTCAATATCTAAAAGTAAGTCCGAACCAATTGGTTTTCTTCTTTTTGTCTGTTTAATAATATTACTACTAATTCCAATTGGATGATTGTCGTTGGAGCGTCTTTTTCTTGCCATTAGATTTTCTTTACTCTGGATTTAGGAGCTTTGCTTGCTTGATCTAATACTGCATTCCACGAAGGGTGTTTGGATATTAATTTATCCTTCCACTCTCCAATTTCACAATTATTTGCGGATCCTTGTGACCAATCACGGGACCAATCTGAATTATTTTTATACCATTCAGTAATATCATGAACACTCATTTCAATTACTTTAGTCTCACCAGTTTCCTTGTGTATTAACGGATATATTGCCATGATTTATAATAATTTACAGAGTTATTTATTCTAAAGTAATAGATGGGGCATCATTGCAATCTGGGCAAGATGAACTTCTTTCCCATTCAAGTGCTTCTGCTATATCGGGAAATTGGCAACAGAAGATACACTTTGCTGCCTCTGCAATATCCCTGTGTTCCTTTTGGGTAGCAGGTTTAGCACGAAGAGAAATATAGTGTATCCAGGATCGCACAGTGCCCTTCATGTAGAGTCTGGTGGGAGTTGCTATGGGCAAATAAAATCTGGCAGATTCTTTTGCAACACCAGACTCTAACATATCATCATACAATTCCTGTGATTCAGCAAAGAGCATTTTACCTCTTTGGTGGAATGCCTTCACCAATTCTGGATCCAAATCATCAGTTGAATTCTGACGATTTTTTACATCCTGACGACGAAGCTCTACTTGAGGAATTTCTTCAGTAAGTAGTTTTGTATCTGCATACCTTTGGGAATTATGTACTACAATTCCATTAGCAATATAATTATGATTTTTATGATTTATTTCCAAATCATAAGTCATTTCTTCCCCAATATATTTTACTGAAACTACTTTGGAATATTTTAAACTTAATGTATTTCCTTTAGAATTTTTTGACCAAATCTTATGATGTCCTGAATTTTTATGATGTTCAGAATGACATTTCTT